GACCCCAGAGGCGTGATGGGATACACCGTTGTTGGTGGTTGGAACATGCCTGTCAACAGAGACAGAAACGCATGTGCAACAGCACAGGTGCAACAGTTTGGTTACAACCTCGGTGGAGGTAATGCTGCTGTTGGTAAACTACACTATCCTTCTGAGATCATGTATCAGGTAGGCAATTCGCCTTCTGGTTCTGACCACACTGCATCTTGTGGTGATGAAAATAGATCTTGGGCATCCTTCCGTGGTAGCAGACATTATGTCAATCATTCCAACGATAGTTGGGCTGGATGGTCTTCCAACGCTGCTCCTGACGGAGTTTGTAAGTTCCTTCCTTCCAAGTACGGACATTTCTATGCTGGTACTGGAAACAATGTTACTTCACCATGGACCAAATACAGCGGTTCCTCTGGATCTGGTCTTAAGAACGGAACCAAAGTTCGTTCTTATGGTGAAGAGAACTTCCAAATGGGTCAAGACCATGGTTACATGATGGGTCAGTATGATGGTCAGCAGAATAATCACACAACTAAGTGGGATTATACTACTGACGTTGAGACCAACCTTGGTGCTGCTGCAAGACCCAAGGGACATTATGGTCAATCTTCTGGCGGTTGCCTTTCTGCTGCCGCTGCTGTCACCGCATTACAGGCACAATAATGAGATATCTAATCATCAACGAAAAGGAAATCAAGCCAGAACAGTTTGTCAACGCATCTGCAACTGGGGATCTTCGCTTGCATTACAACGAAATGTTTTCGCTGATGCACTTCTCGTGTGTAGAAGTTAGTGAAAATATCTTCCAAATTATTTACAAAGAGTGGGAGCACAAGTATAGAGAAGTTACTAAGCAGCAAGCTTATAACGGATCTAACTTCTTCTCTGAGATCAGACCATTTGGTAAGGTCGCTGTAAATACAGGTGAAGCAGGTTTTGCATGGACGCCTGCAAACGAAATTATGAAGGTGCCCATTGAGTTGACAGATAACATTCTTAAGGATGTTATTGATTTCATGGTTGCTTTTGCAAAAGAAATCATTGAGGATGAATATAATACTAGATTTAGAAATCTAAAAGATACTACAGATCTTGAGGCTGCATCCTGGGAAATCCAGAAGCATGAAGCAAGAGAGTGGTTGACTTACAGAGGAGCAGATGGACACAAAACTCCTTTCCTAGATTATCTCTCTGTGGAGAGACATATCGATAAGGATGCCCTAGCAAATAAGATTCTACAAAAAGCGGAAGAGTGGGAAGATAAACTTTCTACAATGCTTGTAGAGTATCAAACACTAGTCAAAAAGTTTGAAAGTTGCACTACTGTTTGGGACCTAAATATATTATATGAGGATTACATGGGAATCCTCTTGCCCCAAAAACAAGCAATTGAAATGGGCAGAACGATCTCTGAAACTGATTGGGATCGTAAACCAGAGTATGAGGTTGATGCATATGTCTTTAAATTCTGACGCAAGTTTATCTGATATTGTTTCGGACGTAAGAAACATTGTTAGCTCGGATACGGGCGAAATTCATTTATCAAAATCTTTTGTAGACGAGTTCGGTCTATCATCGAAAGACTTTGATGTATTGTCTGCCAGTATGAGATTCAATAGTGGCATGACAGAATATGAGTGTGAGCACTTTGTTGCTGATACTCAACTCACTCCATGGAGAAAAGTTCGTCAAGCATTGATGGAACTTGAGACTAGATATCATGCCTACATGGAAAATAGAAACAGTCTCAGAAAAGCAGAAATTCTAAGAAAGAGAATAGTTAGGGACATGGAACAAGTTCCCGACGAACTTGATAGAGAACTAATGCAGATCGATCTAGAAAAGAACGATTATGATATTAGTATCTGGAAAAGGAAACTTAGACAGTCTGAACTGGAACTCAAGTATTTCTTGAATATTGTTGACAAATATGTTGACGAAGAAAATGGTTATCCTCTAGAGTATTTTACAACAGAGCAACCGCACGAAGTCAAGACTTATTGGATTGCCCGTATGGGTAAGCAAGCAGCAATGGACATCATTTCATATGGTAGGATTGGTGCTGGTAATATGACATCAATCATGGACATGCCAGAAGAGGATCAAGTAGAAGCACTTGGTATCGCAGTCAAATACTCTGGTATGATTGGTGGTGGAATTGATAAACTTAATAAGATGATCGCTCCACAGGTTCAGGCACAGTTGCAACAAGAGGGTATTGCATTACCTAAACTTCAGCAACATAAATACTCAGGACAACTACAAATCGAGCAATCTAACGATGGCGAGTCAGAGACACCTTGAATTACTTCCCATCATCCATTACTCAATCTATGATAGATTTGAGTTGGAAGATAAGAACAAAGATCTTGATCGCAAGAAGCTAATGGCGCTTGCGGAAGAGAACAAGTATATTCTGGAAACTAATCCAGAAGCTGAACACATTTATATGGAGAAAGTGATTGTAGAGTATGGCAAGATTCTCGATCCCGCTGAATACAAAGCTTCCTGAAGACTTTGTACTAAACACCTTTATTCCTTTTCTCAAGGAACATAAGGAATACATCTACGATATTTACTTCACCTGTCGTATGCCGCCGTTTGTGCAGGATGCGATGGGTGATGTTATTGATGGGGACATGAGAGATACTACTCTCAATGCCTTGTTTGTTTCTCAGGAGACAGGTATCCCCCTGTCTGCTACATTTAATAATATCCAAGTTCCACCTACTCAAGAGAACCTGGATATTTTCATTGAGAATTTTAGATTCCTGTATGATGCAGGAGTTCGTATCATTACTATTCCACATACATCATGGGTGTTGACTGGACAGTTGCAGAAGGAGTTTCCCGAACTGTTCATCAAAAACACTATCCTTAGGGAAGTTACTAGACCTAATGAAATTGTAAACCTAGCAAAAGCAGGGTTTCATTATGTCAACCTAGATAGAGATCTCATGCGTGACAGAGATACTCTACTGAGAATCAAAGAAGCAAAAGAATACTGTGCTGAGATTGGCAAACCAGTCAAGATCTCACTACTTGCTAACGAGTGGTGCTGGGGTGGTTGTCCTATCATGCCAGAACACTATCACTATAATATGGTGAGAGAGAAAGATGATCCTCAGTATTTCAATACCAGTTTGAGTAGAGTATCTTGTTCTACCTGGGACGAGAGAGATCCTGCTGCATCACTGAAAGCAGCAACCATTCCACCATGGAAAAAAGATTGGGAAGAGTTTCTTGATCTAGGTATTGATGTATTCAAGATGCATGGCAGAGAGAATGCAATGCGTCTTATGGAAAGCATGGACATCATCAAGAGATGGGCAGCAGATGAGGAGTTGCTACACCCACAGTTCAATGACTACATTGAAGATGTAACTCTCGAAGAAAAACCAATTGATATTTGGAGAGAGAAGATCAAGACATGTGGTTTTGATTGTTGGAAGTGCAACTACTGCGACTCTGTTGTGCAATCTAGAATGAAGAGAAGCGATAGACACTTTGATGAGGATATCGAATTGGTTCTGTCATCTATTGAAAAAGCAGCAAGAGGTGATAGTGAGTTTGTAGAAGAGGGATTTAATTACGAAGGATTATCTTCTAATACTGTAAGACACTTCTTGAATAATCTACTATCCAAACCTGACGCTATCTACATGGAATTGGGTGTACATGCTGGTAGTACATTCTTTGCTGCTACCATGAACAGAGATGTAGAAGCGTTTGCTGTTGATGATTATTCAGAGAAAGAGATCTCTCCATTTAGAGATGACATTGAAATGGAATCATATGATGATCCAAAAAAGATTTTCTTCCGTGGATTGAGAGAGAAGCAATACTTCTGTCCCAATACTATTCAGGATCTGACTCCCAGACACGTACATAAACAACCCAATGTTATTTTCTATGACGCTGATCACGATCCACAAGCTCAATATGATAATCTCACATTCCTGATTCCAGCATTCGCAGACAAGTTTATTCTTGTTATTGATGATGCAAACTTTATTGGTGTTGTGCAAGCAGCAGAGTTCTTTGTAAAAGAGAACAACTTAAATCTTTT